CTCTAAGTACTCGTTGTTTGCAGATACTGTATTTGCCCGAGTGGAATATCCGACATTTACCCCATTGCGTTTAATCCACAGATATATGTTCTTGGCGCTTGCGCTTCCACTTATAACCTGCCCGGTGTATTGAAAATTGTAAATGCCGCCAACAGTAACCTGAATCTGACTGGTGCTGCCTGATTTAAGCGCCACCGCATTACTTAGATAGGTCTGGTTGTAGACAACTGGGTACGCTGTATTAATTACCGCGAAGAACTGTTCGCTGGTGTTAAAAAATAACCCGTTGGGGCAATCTACATAGCGGCCCCCATTTATCCCGGCAATACTCTGAACACCATTTGACAGTTGGTTAAAGTACAGACGTAGGGCATTATTAAACAACTCTTGGTCTTGGCGCGTGTAGACCTCGTTTGCCGTAGGCAAACGAGGTGGGGAAGGTATGCGCAGTCCGTTCTGCATTACCGTCGCCCGTCTGGCCTTAGATCAATTCGCGGCGAACCTAGTTGCCACGCGGTTCCAACTTGATCAGAACTCACCTTAAACGCCATTTGCCTACCACGGATTCGCGTATTAACAGTCTGCGTGAAGCGCTGGACAACATGCTCTCGTTGTGTAGAGTAGTTATTTTCGCTAACCACTGTCGGAGCTGCGGCGGAGCCATACGACGCCCCGGGGTTCTGGCGTGGTCGAGTGGTAAATGTAACTTGTGGGTACGGACTACTAGATCCGTCAAAATTGACATCAGGAATCATTCGCCATACAAAACCATAGTTATGCCCGTCGCCAATATCAAAATCGGAGGATTGGATATAAGACACGATTGGGCTCGGTGGGTTTGTTGACCCATCGTCCGTGCCATTTTCATGGTAGAAAAACTGGCCGTCATATCCCGCTGCAATTGGGTAATGGCGCAAGGGACTATCAAGCCATGCGGTCCGTGACAGGGAGCCGTAATACCAAACCTGTTCGGAGTAATTGTACACTACGTAGGAGTCAACCTGATTGGAGTTGGCAGAACAATAGAACCACCAGATCTCGTTAAACCCCTCATTGGTGGAAGCAAACACCTGATCCGCCTGCTCATTATTGATGTTGTTAAATACATGCTGACGCAAAGAGCAGGGGAGTGTTTGGACCCGCCCATCATAGACATAGAACTTATCCACGCCCATCCAGAAAGTATTGTTGTCAGCTGTTGCTACACTATTCTGGCTGATAATGGAGATATTACTGCCCATCTGCTGGAAACCCCAGACATAGGGAGGGCCAAGGTACTGCATAGAATACACAGCCGCATCGGTAAAGACCAATATCTCCTGCCGTTGCGGTTTTATCGCCACAATTTCAGAACCAGCCGACAGCGTAAAACTGCCTGCTTGATTAGTGACGACGGGGGCCCATGTTTTGTAATCTTCCTGATCCGACCAACGAATTAGCAGGGGGTTGATGTCTGCTGACCCGTAATCATTACACCCAAACGCAATCACAAACCGAGATGAGTCTGATACATGGATAATGTTGCACGCGGTAGGGCAGCTGGCATCTGTCGTCCAGTACGCTACCCCGTCTTGTGTATTAGTATTGGAGGGGGACAAAACTTGCGCGCGGTTTGTTATCGCCGGAGTGACTGTTGGAACCCATAAATAAATTGAACCGCCTCGGGGATTGGCAAGAAGGTACTCCCCATAGTTAATCTGGCTCCAGAGCCGTAAGTCCACCCCAACACCGGTGGCAGCGGATTGGCCCCAGCCGGTTGAGGCAAAACCTGCAGTTAGACCTCCCCAACCACCAGCACCCCAACCAGATGCCACAGTGTATGTATCATTTCCTGTGGAAATTTCATACTGAATATTACAGGCACCTGTTGTGCCACTAGACGTGGCTGGGGTGGCAACAGTAATTGAGAACGTATCAGTACTCAAATATGTGACCTGAAATTCTTGATTTAAATCACTATCTGGGATCCCGTTGACAGCTCCACTTACACCAGAGATCTGGATAAAGTCGTTGGATTGAGCCCCATGGGTGATATCATTGATAACTACCACCGCACTGGTGTCTAGCGTTGTAAAGGCACCCGACGCTAAGGAAACTGTTCGGCGGATAGGGGTAACGTCACCCAATTCACTATCCGAAGTATTCTGTATATAGAGCTTTAAATTAGTCCCTAAACTTAAATAATTGCGCCCCTTGAGGGAAATCCAATTAAAAAGAGACCGGCATACGCCCCAAAATCCACCCGCAGGAGGAGAAAGCGTACTAGAAGTGGTGCCTGTGTCGGCTACCCAGCCCCCAATTTTCTCTGGAAAACCAGAACGGAATCGGATCTTATCGCACTCAAACCAGCCCCCTTCGTTGGAAAGAGAAGTGTTGTCCCGGAAAATGCCGGGCCTGAATTTAAGTGCTTGTAGTGGCATGGTGGTAAATTAAGCTACGAGACCGGGTAAGTATACTGTTTTCCCGTCTTTTTTGGTAGCGGTAAGTACCTGCTTCTTGTTGTCAGCGGGATTGTAGCTGACATGCACCCAACCCGAATCAGGAATGCCGGGTGTATAGAACTCAAGTATTACCTGCCTAAATTCGAGGTGGTCCACAATCCATTTAGCTATGTCGGCATTAGCAACACCGGGAATTTCGATATCCGCAGCCATGCCCCTGCAGTGATCCGAGGTCTTTGACCCACCCACTTTTGCATTTACATCTGGATGGCGGAAGCCTGAATTTACCTTAACTCCCATGCCGTAGTGATTACGAACAGGTTGCAAAACACACTCACACAGGGCAGTTAGGTTGTCGATTTCTTCGTCACTGGGAGTGTTGTCCATATCCAAACGTAAAGCAGTATCGCTTTTGGTCATCTCGGCCAGAGAGAAGTTAGCTGTCAGTTTCATAAAGCGTCGGTCAATTTCGGTTTTATTTCGATGCAGTCTACTTGGTAGGCTTGTACATCGACATCATTTTGCATAGCCCTTGTTGCGGTTTTATTTTGCAACTCGCACTGTTCCCGCGATATAGACAGGTTACCGTTATAAAAAGAACACACATTGTTTGTCAAACAGACAAACGCTACCGGTAACCAGACCATAGCACACCCCTACTTAAAGAGTTTCAACTGCTCATCTTTATCTTTACTCCCCACGCTTGAGCCAAAGTAATAGGACAAAATTTGTGTCACCGCCGCAGAGAGGACGCCGAGGATGTAGATAAGAATGTCTTTAGCTTCCGTCTTGACTTCCACAAATATAAGCACAGCGAACAGCACAAACGATAAACCTGTGACCCCAAGTGCAAGAGCTGGCGTGACAATTTTATTAATAAGAGGCGCGTTTTCACTTGCAGACACAGCCATCTCCCGCTCACGAGCGTTTGCTTTATCCGCAAGAATTGCTTTAAATTTGTCATGTTCAAGCTGTTTAATTTTGGCTTCTGCCTCTGGGTCTTTGTTGATCGCCTGCATCACGGCATCTACTTCATCCTTGACGCCAAGCTGTTTAGAAAGCGCACTAACTGCCATACCAGCCAAAGGGCCGCCAAGCGCAGTTGCGATACCGGGCGCGAAGCCTTTAACCATTCCAATAAGATCATCCATCAATCCACCCCATTCATTTTCCAGTCAATAGCCAGAGCAATCATCCCCCACATTGCCCAAATGCCCAGCCCCGTAATGATCGCAGCAAGAGCATAGCCAATCATATCGCGCCGTCGTTGCTGTTGGTGGATGATCTGTCGCTCGCGTTTTAGTTTAATTTGACGTTGCATATGCAACAGGTCATCAAACGCCTGCGGCCCATAAGCCAGCTTCACCATGGACATAAGCTCAAGGTGTTGTTTACGGACAGCCTCGCGTCGTTGCAACTGTTCCATTGCCTCCTGCTCAACCGATTTACCGCCCCCAATGCGCTTAAAAATACTAGGCTTCTTGTTGTCAGCGTCCTGTAGCTCACTGACCTTGCCCATCCACGCCCCAATTTGGCCCAAGACATCCTCGACTTCACGACCCGCCTCCACCAGTTTTTTCACTGTATTAAAAGCGGCAGTTGCCGCCACAAAGAGGCTAATAGGATCCATTTTAATTCCTATGTATGGGCTACGGCTGAGTAGGCCACTCGACAGACCAAGGGAAACCATCTTGGGAACTAACATCACGTAGCGCTTGCCTGTATGTGGCCCATGCGTCTTTATCCACAGTAGCATCGGCAACCTGCGTCCAATCACAATCCTTTAATAGGTTGTCCCGGTGTCCTCGCACGTTAGCTGAAGCTGTATCTTGATCTAACGGTCGCGATTCCCATACCTGCGTCCACACCCCATCAACTTTTTGTATAGATTGCACTTGTCGGTGAGTTTTACTATCGCTATCAGGCGGGGGTGTTTCAACAACCTCATGCACCCCAAACGCCGCTAAGGTTTCAGCCATCAGTGATGATGGGAATGATGTGTCCGGGAATTCAATCTTTAAATCCGCAATTGAATACGGGAATTTAGTAATAACGTCATTTAAAATTTTTGCGTACATGTCTTTCCTTATACAAAATCATAAGAATAAATAGCATTGGTGCTAACATACATCTTCGACCCGTCAGGTTTAAAAAACAACGCATTAGGGTTGGATATTTCGTGCACAGCGTTAAATTGTCCAGAGGGATACTGAGACATGGTGCTTATATCCCATGCTACGCTTAAGTTACGCTTCTCGATATAGGATCCCCAAATCAGATAAACGCTTGTTCCATTGGGACGAAAATATATCGCATCAGAACCCAAGAATGAGAAATATTTGTAGCCGACATAAGAAGTACTGCCTATATCCCATGCAGTAGACAAAGTGAACTGATGGACGTCCCCAGTGGTATTCCCCACCACATACAGCTTTGTGCCGTCTGGGCTAAAGGACATTCCCCCAGTACACCTTGAGTCATACGACGTTAAAAGCATCTGCTTTACATAGCTAGCAGTGGTTATGTCCCACGCTGTTGTCAGAGAGTACTGCAGGATCTTACTTAGTAGAGGGGAAGATGAGTACGACAGAACATACATTTTTGTCCCATCGTAACTAAATGCTAGTCCTTGTGCCGATACTACTTGAGCAGAAACAGATACCTCTGTGTCGTAACTAAGCGTATCTATGTCCCACGGTGATGATAGGTCGTAAGCCCGGACTAACGTACCGAAACAAGCAAACATCTTCACGCCATTTGAGCGGAAGAATATGTCCTCAGTATAGTTAAAGGGTGATGTTGATGAAATGAAATGGTAATCTGTTGAAGGATCTGTATAACTAGCAGTGCTTAGATCCCAAGCTGAAGAAAGTTGGTATTGATAGAGGTAAGAGCTGCCGGCCACATACATCACTGTCCCATCTGTCTTAAAGAAAACTGATCTTGGGCTAGACACTTGCGATCCAACAGAAATACTTTGAGAAGAACTAGCGGTGCTTATGTCCCATGCAGTAGACAAAGTGAACTTATGAATATCTCCGTTCGATGTAGCCGCCACAAACATTTTTGTTCCACTACTATCGAAAAATAGCCCGGAGGAAATAGAGGTGGCTGAAGTCCAAGGAAGAGAATAGCTTGTAGTCAAACTAGCGGTGCTTACGTTCCATGCAGTAGATAAGGCGTACTCATAGACTGTGCTAGTAACATTGCCCACAACAAACATCTTTGTGCCGTCTGGCTTAAAGAACAATCCATAAGGACTTGCATCCTGCGATGCAACAGAGAAGCTATTCTGGTAAGTGGTAGCGCCATTAAGACTATACGCATAAAATAGGCTCCAAGAAGATACCGAGCTTTTATCGCTTGAGGTAGCATAAAGGTACGAGCCGCTAGAATGAAAAGCCGCTGCCTGTAGTGAATAACCTGCGGTTGTATTCCCTATACTTTCACTCCTAATAGAGCTTAGGGCATGTACATCCCATCCCGTGCCTTCCTCGTAGAACTCTTCAGCAGTTTGACCGCCTTCTAACAGCATCATCTTAGTGCCCGAAGGCGAGAAAACCACGCCACTGGCAGCACCAATATAGAGGCTATTAATCGGGCCCCCTTGGTAAACAACATTGCTCAAGTTCCAACCCCCGGGAGCGGTGGATGAGGAACTACCTGCTTGTAATTTCCCTGAAAGCATTATGCATCCCCTACCCGTGCGCCGTAGATAGTTGAACTAACTTTCCATAGCTGAATTGCTGTTTCCCCAGTGGTGTTAAGTATGGGGGCGACCCCTGCATCAGTTTTCCAAACCACCCCCAATGAAGTCCATGTGATGGCATACGCTGTACCGTCGTTAACCATTAGCGTTAAAGACTGGCCTGAGGCCCAAGTACCTGCGGTAGGGGTTGAGTTACCGGAAAGTGTCCAAGTTTGGATTGTGCCGTTGTTTGGGGATAGCGCCGGGGTCGTCCCAGAAACGGCATACACCGTCTCTGTATAAGTATCAAAATCAACCCCCGTAAATGATCCCGCCGCAGGAGTGGTTGCACCGACAGTGCCGTTGATGTTGATGGAGGCTGTGCCTGTCAGGTTTGTCACTACACCAGAAGCAGGGGTACCTAGCGCAGGCGTAACCAAAGTGGGGCTGGTCAAAGTGGGGCTAGTAGCAAGTACCACTGCACCAGAGCCGGTAGATGAACCAAAAGACGTTGCATTTCCAACAGAAGTAACAACACCAGTTAGGTTAGCGTTTGTAGTGACGCTAACGTCAAGCATGTCCGTCCCATCGGAGAAGATCAAAACGCTTTTACCTGCAGGGATCGTCGCACCGGTTCCTGCGGCGGTTGTGTTTCCCGACACTGTCGAATTAAACAGCTGAGCAGCATACGTACCCGACAAATTGCGCACGACATAAACTTTAGGGTATGGGGGCGCATAAACGTTGTATGCCCCTCCTGAAGTCGTGTTCAACTTCAACACCATATTTCGAGCCTGATCTACTCCGCCATTAGAAATCGTCAGTGCTTGATTGGTGGTTGTAGTTGTGACGGCGACGGCACCGGAGATAGCGCTTTCTAGCAGTGTGCCCAGATTGCGGTTGGTTGTGTCGCCCCAGTCGCCCGCCTGATCACCTGTGCCAATTAGCTCAAGGCGCAGGTTGTCTGAATATGTACTCGCCATTTCGATACCTCATTAAGATGATAGGGATTTTCGCATATAAGGGTCCGTGGTGCAACCGCGCCGCTAGGTGTCAATCTGGCCCCAATTAGGATCTTGGTTGTTGTCAATATCTGACCAGCTATCAGCTTGCTCAGTTGGCACGTTTTCCCAATTTGCCGGTTGGGCATTATTGATCTTCGACCAAGACGGGTTTTGTGCCGTAGACAACGTCCCCCAAACCGGGTGCTGGCTATCGTCAATTAGCTCCCACAGATACCGGGCAAAAAGCAAGTCAAACGCGGTTAAAGTCTCTTGGACCTCGGAACTAAACACAGCGCTTGCCGTTGGGGTATCCGCCGCCTGAGCCGTATCTGGAACAACCGGGTTGTAGATACTACCGGGCGGAGACACCGAATCGGTAGAGGCTACGGATTCCGTGAGGAATCGTTTTGTGACTCGTTTGGCACCAATTTGGTCTGAGGGGCTACTTAACTCATCAACGACAGCGGGGAAGGCGATGTAACCAACCGGGGACTCTTGCCCTGCAGCGGCCTCCGATAGTGCAGCAACGAAACCCTGAGCTGCCCCTGCAATATCCGAAGACACCCCAAGCTCATTAACTGCCGTCACAAACTGTTGGTATGCGGTAGGAATACTTGCCGCAGTAACTAGATTTGTCAAGCTGGCAACAAAAACTGCATTGCTCAATACACTATCTGTGACAGCGGCAGTCTCTGCAAGCAGTGAATTCATTGAATGATAAGAGCGATTCGTACCGAAGCCCCGCGCATTCTGAACCAAGGATGGATTATATACACTCGCGGCTACGGCAGAGACATCAGAAAACCTTACGGAAGACGTAGACCCTGTAACGACAGAAATATCTTTAAGGCCGTAATTATCAAAGGTGATACCACTTGAATTTGATTGTTCCCACTTCAAGATTGTTGGCACTGAAGTCGCCCCAGCAGGCAGCGGAATGGAAAAGAGGGTAAAACTTGGATAAGCTGGGGAAACTCCCCCGGCAATCACGGTAGTTATAAACGTATAAGTAGATCCACCGTTGGTGCTGTAGTACAGCGCAATGTCCTCCCCAGAATCCGGTATCTCCCCGCCATTACGGTTATCGCCCTTAATCATGTAAAAATCAACACTACTGCCAGAGGCAAACTCCAGTGGGATGGTCTTCACAGAGCGAGTATTGATGCCCGAGAAAAGTATATAATTCCCGCCTGCGATAAACCCCCCGGCTCCGCCAGTACCCGAACCGCTTGCAACAACCTCCAGCCCCCCACCAGCCGAGCTGCTATCAAAAATTTGCGCCCCCGTAAAGGACGTACCAAGCGGCAATGTAGAGGTATATTGAGTAATAGAAACAAGCTCCCCGTCTCCCGCCAAGACTTGCACGTCAAAGGTCTGTGATACCTCAGCTGTGCCCAATACTTCAACCGTATCGGAAATGCTTCCCGGATATTCCGGAACAGCTGAAATTGTGTCCTCTCCCGCCCCCTGCTCAGCAATAGCCGACCCGAAAACAGCCAGTGATAATGCGTCCTCGGTACCCTGTACCTGCTCTGCAACATCCCCATGAACCGTAAAGGTTGTGGCAAGAGAAACCTGCCCCTGCCCCTGCTCCAATGTATTGGAACTCACAGTAAAGCTGGAAACGACAGCCTCGTCCCCGCTGCCAGTATCC